ACGCAGGTCTGGGACGACATCAATAACGAGCGATTAAAGCGAGGTCTCAGCGGCTTACCCAACCCCAGGCCCGCAGAGGACAGCGAGTACGCCAAAAAGTACAGCAATCCTGCATATTCGGGCGGTTAAATACTATACTATGGCAACATTCGTCGGATACAACACACAACAGGCATATAAAAAATTCACCTTGGTTGATCAGCAGTTGGTGATCAGGGATCTATTGAATGCTTTCAATATCAAACAAGGCGAACTGCCGGGACGTCCTCAATATGGGTCGCCTATCTGGGCCATGATTTTTGAGCAGATGACCCCGGATACACAGCAAAACATACGCCAGAGCTGCATAGACATTATTAAACAAGACCCTAGACTAAGCCTGCAAACCATCAACGTGTTTCCATTTGACAACGGCATGCTCATGGAAATCGAAGTACAGTTCCTACCCAACACTGATGTAGAATTACTCAAGGTATTTTTTGACGGCAATACCGGCGTGGCCGGGCAGGTATAAAACCCCTGTTTTTTTGTCAGATAAATATTAAAACACAACTATAACTATGGCTACCACAACGAGACAGACCGCAGTATTTGGCTTGGAAGACTGGAAACGTTTTTATCAAAACTACAGCCAGGCAGACTTTCAAAGCTATGACTTTGAAACCATACGCAAAACCTTTGTAGATTATCTGCGTCTGTACTACCCCGAAACATTCAACGACTACACAGAATCGTCGGAATTTATCGCCTTGCTGGATGTCATGGCATTCATGGGCCAGGCTCTGGCATTCCGCAATGATTTGAATGCCAGAGAAAATTTCATTGACACAGCCGAGCGCAGAGATTCTGTGGTAAAATTAGCCAACTTAGTTGACTACACTCCCAAGCGCAACATTCCCTCACAGGGCTATCTCAAGGTGGTGTCAGTGAGCACCACGGAAAATGTATATGATTATCAGGGCAACAATCTAGCCGGCGTCACAATCAATTGGAATGATTTGACCAATGAAAGTTGGTATGATCAATTTACTTCTATAATCAATGCTACCTTGGTCAACAGCCAGCGTGTGGGCAAACCCGGCGGCACAGCCACTATATTAAATGTATTAACTGAAGAATACGCAGTGAATATGCAGGCAGGATTTTTGCCTGTTATTCCGTTTAGCACTGCAGTAGATGGCATAACCATGCCATTTGAAGCAGTGTCAGCTAGCATACAAAATCAGGACGCCATCGTTGAGCCACCACCCCGACCCAATTCCGTGTTTAACATCTTGTATCGCAATGATCGACAGGGCTATGGCTCCACCAACACAGGTTGGTTTTTGTATTTTAAACAAGGCATCTTGTTAAATCAGGATTTTAATTTCCCTGAAAAAATCAACAACAACAATCAAAACATCAATATCGAAGGCGTCAATGACCAAGACGTTTGGCTTTATCAACTGGACGAAGTGGGCAATATCAATAGACTTTGGACTCCCAAGGAAAGCATATACACAGCGTCGCAGTTGGGCAGCTCGGAGCGCAGTCTGCGCACCATTTATTCCATAACCAGCAGAGCCAACGATCAGATCCAGTTTAACTTTGGCGACAACACTTTTGCCGAAGCACCTGTGGGCACATTCCGCACCTATGTGCGCCAAAGCAATGGCTTGACCTATACCATCAATCCTGAAGAAATGCAGTCAGTGGTTCTGCAGCTCAGTTATATTGATCGCAACAACAAAGTACAGACCATAACTTATACACTGAATCTGCAGCAGAATGTGACCAACAGTCAGGCCCGTGAAAGCATCACTGAAATTAAACAGCGTGCTCCGTCGAGATTTTACACACAGAATCGCATGGTCAACGGTGAAGACTACAATCAGTTTCCCTACAGCCAATACAATTCAATAATCAAATCCAAGTCCATCGTGCGTTCGGTGATAGGTGCTGCACGCAATTTAGATTTCTTGGACATCACGGGCAAATATTCCTCAACCAATGTGTTTGCAGACGACGGTGTGCTGTACGAACAGGTGCAGACTCCGGATTTTGCCTTTGATTTTTTGGATATTTCTGACATTAATTCTGTCATCATCAACGATGTGCAACCCATCACACGCACCAAAGAAATGCTGCAGTTTTACTATGAGAATTTTCCCAGACCTCAGTTAAACTCCGTGGCCAACCCTTATGGCCAATCAGGACTGCCCCAGCCGGCTGTGCCTTACTTGTTCTGGCATCAGAGTTCGGTTACTACCAATACCTGCACAGGTTGGTTTGCCAACATTCCCGCAGCAGGCGGACAGCAGTATCCCCAAGCCATTGGTGCAGGTGCCAGTGGCAATCTGGCTTATATAAAACAGAGCGCTTTGATTAAATTCGAAGCACCACTGGGCAGTTGTTTTGACGCCAACAATAGACTGCAGACACGGCTGCCCACACAGCAAGGCGATCATACCATTATCTGGGCCACTGTCACAAGAATCATACGCGATGGCAGCAATCAAGGCCGCGGCGACAACAGCGACGGCACAGGTCCTGTAAGCCTCAACAATTTTGTACCGCAAGGCGCCATACCAACTGAAGTGATTCCTGTGTTTGTGAACACATTCAGCACAGACCTGATCAACCTCATGGTACAGAACGTGCTGATTTACAGAAACTTTGGTCTTGGCTACGACAACCTTGCTGGCGAGTGGTATTTTATCAGCAACACCAATCTGGATGTGGATGCTGCCTTTGATATCTCCACGGCTCGAAATCTCAACAATACCAACAGCGATGCTGCTTGGATGTTTCAATTCATTACCGACGGCGTGAATTACACAGTGACCTATCGCAATCTGGAATATATCTTTGGATCAGTGAGCCAGTGTAGATTCTTTTTTGACGATGCGGGCCGCATATTTGATGTGAAAAAAGGCAGCATCGTGAATGACTACATCAGTGTGCTACGCAGCAATCCTGATGCCAATGCTGTGCCTCCCTACAGTGCCAGTTTGCTACAGGATGTCATACTGGACATCATTGGCCAGACTGTGGAAAGCGACGGATATGTCAACGACTTTGGCGTGGAAGTGTCATTTGGTGACTATGATCAAGACACAGTGGCTGATGATCCTGATGTGTTCAATGTCATTGTAGCGCCTGATGTTGATCCCGACAGCAAATATGTGTTCCTGCAGAGAACCGTGGATTTTGACGATCTTGAAAGATATCTCCTGATACCTGAATATGTCATGAACAAGGTGTATGCTACCAAAGAAGCTATTGAAGCAGAGTTGGCAGCATATCCAGCAGGACAGTTGTTTTTTGCCTATCAGGACAAGACTTTCTGGGAATTGCGAGTTGATCCACTAGGTGGCCGCACCGTAACTGCCAGGGACGATTTCCAGTATCGCATAGGTCGCGCAGGCTTGTATTTCCAATATCGCCACAACAGTCCCAACACACGCAGGATTGATCCCGGTACCAGCAACATCATTGACATCTATGTTGTGACCAACAGTTATTACAATGAATATCGCAACTGGATCACCGACTCCACCAACACTGTGCCCAAACCTGCAGTACCAACCATGAGTGAATTGAGCCAGACCTACCAAGGACTCAACGAATACAAAATGCTCAGCGACAACATCGTTCTAAATTCTGTCACGTTCAAACCCTTGTTTGGCGCCAAGGCCGATCCTGAACTCAGAGCCTTGTTTAAGGTAGTTAAAAATTCCAACACCACTGCGTCAGATCAAGAAGTAAAATCTGCTGTGGTGGCCAGCCTCAACACCTACTTTGATATAGACAACTGGAACTTTGGTGACACGTTCTATGCGTCAGAATTGAGTGCTTATCTGCACGACACATTGAGCACACTGATTTCGTCTGTGGTATTGGTTCCACAAGATCCCAACAAGGCATTTGGAAATTTGTATGAAATACGTTCTTCTCCCACTGAAATATTTGTCAATGCGGCCACAGTCAATGACGTGGAAATCATCGCAGCACTGACTCCTTCGGAGTTGCGCATCCAAACCACGGTTAGTTACTAAGCATGGCACGCACAGTAGATTTTTTACCTGAAATATTCCGCACACCCACCAATCGACAGGTGCTTCACGCCACCTTGGATCAATTGGTGCAGGAGCCACGCT